CTCGGCTTCGAGCCGCAGCCGCGCGATATCGTTGGCGCTTTCGACCTCGATGTTCTTTTTGCGGGCGAGGTAAATGTCGTCCTGGCTCTTTTTGTAGGCGTTGAACTGGTCCTCTGTGATCGCGCCCAAGAGCAGCCGCTGGTGCTGGATCTCGACCAGATCCTCGTTTTCTCTCCTGGCGAGGTCGTTACGCCGGTCATTGATCTCTGCCGCCGTCGCCAGTTCGATGCGCAGCCGCTGCGTCTCGATGGAGCGGGTCTGCTCCAGCGTTTCCTCCTGGAAGCCTTCGAGCTTCGCCTTCTGGAAGTCGGCGACCTTCTGCGCCGAGTGGATCGCGAACTCGGTCTGCTCCCGCGCGAGCGCGTTGGTGTCCTTGGTGATCTGCTTCATGAACTCGTTGTGCAGGTGAGCGAGTTCGGTTTCCTGCGCGGTCTGCACCGTCGCCGTGTTGACTTTGGCCTGTTCGGAGTCGCCCTTCACTTCGCGGAGCAGCGCCTTGAACTGCTGCTTGACACGCCCCACGCCGCCCTCCAGATGCCCGAGCGAGCGTTCGAGCGCCTGCGTCGCGATCTCGGTCTGGTGCTTCAGCAGTTCCTGGCTCTCGATCACCAGCTTCCCGGCGTTCTCCGATGCGGCCTGCCGCGCCCCTCGGATGAAATCGAGCAGGTTTCGGTTCTCCTCCTGCAACTCCTCGACGGTCTGCGTGGCGTAGGGACGGCTCGGCGGTTGGGCGTACTTCGGATCGTAGGCGGCGGCGCGGGCCCGCAATTGCTGCGCTTGAAACGCGGCGAACTCCTGCGAGTTCTTCTTCAGCTTTTCGAGGTCCTCGTTCTGCTTCTCCCATCCGAACGGGTCCAGGAGCTTCGAAAGCCGGGAGCCCAATTCATAACCCGCAAGCGCGGTGCCGATCAGCAGGATGTACCCGCTGAACCGCGCCAGCAGAGGCAGCGCCGCCGCCGCCTCGACCGAGAACAGCGAGAAAAAGGCCTTGATGCTGCCCGCCTCGACCGCCAGCTTGATCGCCGTCGTAAGCTCCCCGAAGGCGAACGAGATGGCCTTAACCGCCTTGACCGCGCCGGTCGCGAGGCCGGTAAATTCCAGACCGAACACCGCCGTGAGCAGTTTCATGGCGGCGGCGAGCGCCAGCACTTCCACGATCAGCTTTTTGATATCGGGCGGGATGGTCTGCACGATGGTCAGGAAATCCTGAAAGAGCTTGACCACTTTCGAGAGCGTCGGTGCGACCACCTCGGCGAAGGAGCGCGAGAGATCCACCAGCGAATCCTGCAGTTTCTGGATCTGGACCGTGCCGAGGTTGATCTGCGCCGCCCCCTGCCCGCCGAAGTCGCGCTTCAGGCCTTCGAGGATGAGATTCGCGGCCTTCTTGCCCTCGATCCGCCCCTTCTCGACCAGTTGCCGGAAGGTGGTCTCATCGATGGCCTTGCCCAGTTCCTGTTCGATGGCGGGCTTCAGATATTTGCCGACATCCACGCCTTGCTCGGCCAATTGCCGGAACAGTTCCTGCCCCTGCGCGATGCCTTTGGTGCGGATCTGCGCGAGCGCAAGCGTGATCGAATCGATGCCCACCTTGCCCTTGCCGAGCGCCGCCGCCGCGTCGGAGATGGTCTGCAGGATGCCGGGGATGCGTGCCGCCTGAAAACCGAAACCGGCGAGCCGCTGCGCCGTCTCCGCGAGTTCGGGAAACGAGAACGGCTCGGTCTTCGCGAGGGCGCGGATCTGCGCAATGGTGTCCCGCGCAACCGAACTACTGTGGGTCATCGTGCGCAGCGAAATCTCGACCCGGTTGATCGCGTCGGCGGATTCGAACATCGAGGCGGTGAGCTTGAAAATGGCGAGACCGGCGACGGCACCCTGCAGGCTTTCGAGCGAGCGGGAACTCTGATCGACCGCGAGCGTAAAGCCCTTCAGTCCAGTCGCGGCCTGCTTGGAGGACTTCTCCGCAGTCGTCCCGATCTTGGCGATGTTTTTGTTGATCGTGTCGATATTCTGGTTCGCGTTCTGCGACTGGAAATCGACTTGAAGAACGATGCGGTTACCGGCCACCTTTTGCTCTCCGCTCCTGCTCCTCTACGACATACTTCTCGCGCTCCTCGTGGAACACCTTCAGCAAACAGAACTCAAGGTAGGACACGTCCCGCAGCGTCATCTGGAATTTGAGGTTGAGCGCGTAATCCAAATCGACTACAACTGACAAACGCTGGCCGAAGGGCGACGCCAAATATTCGGCCAGTTTCTGCGACGGACATCCCTCGCAGGGAACCGCACTCTGCGCGTTCGCATGGGGATCGCGATTCAAAACCTCGGGGCACTCGGCGGGCGACGGACAGAGGCGGTCCTTCCGCATCAGCCGGTGAAAGATGAAACGCGGCGACGGCGCTTCCGGCCAGTCCGTTCCGCCGCCGGTTAAAAATCAGCTTCATCGGCGGTCGCATTCACCTCGCGGTCGAGGGCCTCGATGACGGCGCGGATCGCCGCGTCCTTATGCACGGCGGGGATCTCCTTCGCGTAGTCGTCGCTCTGCCCATTGCAGTCGTTCCACAACTGCACCGCCGGGTCGAGCAGGATGATGATCTGCTGCGTGTTGAGCGGCAGATCGATCAGCCGCGTCGAGTTGCGCCGGAACGCGAGCACCTGATCGGCGCTCGGCAGCTTGAGCCGGTGGTGTACGGTGCCGCCCGCCGTCGCGAGCGTGACCAAGCCGGTGTCGGCTTCGAGCGTCACGTCGAGGACATCGGTCTGCGCGAGCGCCTCAATCACGCGCGTGGATTCGCCCACGGTGAGCGGGGGAGCCCCGTTGAGCTTGATGGCCTCGTAGAGCCGCTGGTCGGCGTCGCCGGGGTCCACGGTGGTCTCGCTGCGGCCCCGGCCCAACCGCTTGATGAAAATCTTGCGCCGTTTGTTGCGGTCGGCCCACTCCTTGTCGCTGGGCCAACGGATGGTGATATCGGTGCGCCCGCTAGAGGTGCGCCCCGGAACGGTGACTTCTTGGCTGGTATCTAACATTCACTTCCCCTTTGTGTTGAGACCGGGCCCTACGTGAGCCCGAGGATGCCGTCGTATTCGGTGGTGGCCGAGAGCGTGATGTAGTCACCGGTGGGCGGCTTCAGCAGCGTCATGGTGCATTGCACATTGACCACGCCGTCGGTATCGCCGTTCACCACGGCGGCAAAGACGCACTTCGGGATGTCGATCTTCATCCCGTGCGTTTCCGGCCCCGCGCCGATCATGGGCCCGACCAGTTCGATGGTCGCCGGTCCCGGCGTCTGCGCCAGAAGCGCGTTGAACTCGGGCGACCCCTTCGCCGCCCGCGCCACGAAGGTGAGCGAGCATTCGCGCGTGTTGTACTCCATGCGCCCGCGCACCGCAAATCCGTTCTGCGTTCCCGAGCCGGGATAGAAGCCCGAGTCGAGCCGCACGTTGTTGGTCCAGCGGAACTCCAGCGAGATGAAGCTCGCCGCGAGCACGTAGTCGATGCCGTTGATCGTGATCTTGGCCGAGGCCGCGTTCAGAAAATGCTCGGTGGTGACGGCGGGCCACGGCGTGATGCCCGAGGGCGAATTGATCCTGCCGGTGCCCACGAAGTTCGCCGAGACCCGGCAGTTGTTGCGGCCCGGTCCGGACTCCATCGTGAGCGTCCAGTCGCTGATCACCATGCCGATGGCGGCGCGGTCGATCACCGATTCGGGCGGGGTGCGGATCTCCTCGGCGAAGGTGAACGGCGTGAGGTTGATGCAGTTGACCACCGGATCGGAGGGAACGGCATCATAGGTCCAGCCGGTTCCGGCGGCGGTCTTACTGGCCTTGCCGGTGGTGAAGCAGAACAGCCACGCGAGGAACTCGCTCGACGCATACTTTTCGACGGCAACCGCCGCGTCCATGTGCGACGGGAAAATCTGCGTCGGGAACTCATCGCCCTTGCCGATGTCGTTCGCGTCGTTCTCGGTCGTGGGTGTGATTACCGCGAGCGCCGGGTTGGTCTTGGTGAGAGACCACAGTTCGAGCGGCGTGTTCGCGGTCGCAACGTCGGCCTGCGGCTTGAAGCCGAAAGCAATTTTCGTCTCGCGTACATTTGCAGGGCAGGATGCCATGTTAGTTGTCTCCAATTTCTGTGGTTGACGCCGTGACGGCGAAGTAATCGATCCCTTCGGAATCCACCAGCCGCTCGATGTTCACGATGTTGGTCGGCAGCACTCCATCCATGACCGGGCAGATTCGCCAGCGAAGGCCGTCGCCGGGATCGGGCACGCCGTTCGTTAGCAGGGTGAGCAGTTCGAGCGCGGACATCCCGCGCCGGGGCGCTCGAACATAGAACTGGTAGAGGTGGACCCAAGCGTTCATCGCTTCCGGGTCGAAGGTGGTCTGCCACCAGCCGACCAGGACGCTCCCCGGCTCCTGCTCGTAGGCCGCCGATGAGATGGAGTTGTTGTCGGGGTTGTTGTCGATGTAGCCGAAGATCCGCTGTGGGTCGCCGCCGAGCGCCGCCACCAGATCCGGACAGGCCTGCAGCTTCGACACGAAGGCGAGCGTCAGGGCCTTGAGATCAACCACGCAGCGTCACCCATGCCCTTTGCAGGTAGCGGCCATAGGCGATCTGCGACTGCGCGAAAATGATGCGCTGATCGCTCCCGGCGAAGCCGATCATCTGCTCGGATTTATCGGCCTGTAGCGCGTGTTTTCTGGCCGACCTGGTGGTGTTCTCCGCGCGGATCTGCCCGTTGATCGCCTTGCGCAGTTGGAAGTTTCCGGTGAGCACGCCGGTCAGCTTCAGATCCCGCTGCGGCACGTTCACCCGCAGGTAGTTCTTTTTGATGAACGTGTATTTCTTCGAAAGCGGCTTGGCTTTATTGCCCGAGGCGTTGAGCGACTTGGACCACCGCAGCTTCTGCGCGATCACCATCGAGCGCCCGATCTGCGTGAGCGCCCCGTTGTCGAGGTTGGGCGGCTTGATGCGCCCGGTCTGCTTGACTTTGACGCTCAGTCCCGGCTGCGCCATCAGGTGCTCTCCTGCAGCACGAGCCGGGAAAAGCCGTAGCGCGTCGCGTCCACGCGCACCACGTCGTAGATCAGGCCGTCGCTCGCAATCGCGTCGGCCTTCTGGGGAGGGCGGGGCAGATCCGAGTTCTGCACCCACATGGAGGAATAGCGGCCAGGGGAAACTTCTTCGTCCTCCACGCCCTCTTTCCAGATGACCGAGATGGTGATCGGGAGCGTGTCGTCGCGATCCGGCAGAAAGCTCACCTGCTGCCCGAACTCGACCAGCAGGCTGGCCCACAGTTGCGGCGCGTGGACCGTATTGAACGGGTTGTTCGCGAGCGGTGCCACCTTTAGAGCCCCGCTTGCGCCAGCCACGGCGGTTTGCCGCCGCCCTTGCATAGAAAGGCCACGTAGTCGTTGACCATCTTCTCGGCGCTATCGGCTTGGTGGTCGATGATCGACGGCAGACCCGTCTCGCTGTTCGCCAGGATGTAATCGATGCCGTGGGCGGCGACCGAGCCGCCCGTCTGGACATCGGCGACGACAACCGCCGCTTGCAGAGCCGTCAGGAATCGCTCGTATTTGGTTGCTTGATCTGGCATGTGTTTTCTCCTTGAAATCTCTGCAGGCCGCGAGGGATGAGAGTTGCCTCTGGGGAAGTGGCCTTGTAAAACAACCCCGACCCCTGCGCGGGCCTGCTCGTTTCCCTGGACGACACCGGCGCGAGGCACACACAGGAGCAAAACGTGGTTCCCGCGCGGGCCCAGGAAAAGGCCGTTTAGAGCACCTTCGCCTTGATGCAGGCGTTGGGGCGGTAGGGAACCACCAGCGGCGCGGATTGCAGCATGATGAAACGCACGCTCGGGTCCTCTTGAGACCAGGACTTGGCGAAATACGCGGTGGCCTGCAGACCGGCCTGTTCGTCGCGGATCGCGCCGTAGGCCTGCACGCCTTCCAGTTGCGGGCCGGTCAGGATCGCGGTGCCCGCCGGTAGGATCGGCTTCTCCACGCCGTCGGCGGGGTCGATGTACCAGCCCGAGTACACGAAGATATTGAAGCCGTCCACGTTGCCCATGTAGACGCCGCCCTCGGTCAGTTGCGCGTCGGGGATGAGCGTCGGCAATTGCCCGAGCGTGCGCACGATGTTCATGCGGTTGTTGATCGTCGGATCGGCGCGGAACACCTTCCACACGTCCACGGTCATGATCACGTCGAGCAGTTGAGCGCCGGTCTGCTTGAGCGCCAGTTGCCCCCAATCCTGCAGGTCATCGAGGATATGGGCACCCGCCGCGCCCCACAGCGGGTTGGCGACGATGGTGTTGCCCGCCGCGCGACCGAAATCCAGGTTCGCGGTCGGGTACTTGTCGCCGGTGATGGTGAGCTTGCCGGTCGCGAGGACTTCCCCGGCCATGACTTCCAGACGCCGCCGGAGCATGTCCACCTGATCCTGCAGATCCTGCGCCACCATCGCCCGCAACCGGGCCGAAGGCGCGAGCGTGCCGCCGATCTGTTCGCCCGCCGAGCGTTTCAGCGGACGGTTCATATCGAATACTCTCTTGTCCTTTACGTAGGCGGGCTTGTAGGTGCTCGTTTTGAATCCGAGCGATTCCACCATCTGGCCCTCGACAAAGGGCGAGACGAACGGCGCGAGGCGGCGGGCCCCGTTGAGCGTGTCGAAGTGGATCTCCTCGCTGGTCTCGCTTTGCACGTTGGGGAAGTAGCGGTCGAGCAGGAATTGCGGGTTGCCCAACAAGCTCGCAACGACTGCGTTCAATACATCGGTTGAAAAGAGGTCTGCCATTTATCTTTCTCCTGTGATCTCCGCGACCAGCGGCCTGCCTTCCCCAAAACAGACCGCACGGTACGCAGGGATCGAAGTTTTACGCGCCCAACTGAGCCACGCTGAAGCTCTGATCGCCGATGGCGATGGAGCCCGAGCGCGGAGTGGTTTCGGTGTTTGCCGCCACGGTGTAGTTCACTGTGCCGTCGCCGGTCGTGTCGGTGGTCGGCGAATCGATGGTGATCCACGCATCGGCGGTCGTCGGCTTCCAGGTGCCCGCACCCGGCGAGGTAACCGCGATGGAGCCGCTCTCTCCCGCTGCCAGGACGGCCAGCGCCTGCGTCGGGTTGAGCGTAACGGCTGCGGGCGGCGGCGGCACCGGCTCCGAAAGAGGCTCGGTGAGTCCGACCGTTGCCGTGTTCGGCTTGATCAACTGACCGGCTTCGTTGTGGACGCTCAACAGGTAGACCCCGAGGTCATGCAGCAGAGCGGTATGCGAAGCGTGCGAACCGGCGGCGGGCCAGATGACGCCGGTCACCAGGAACTTGCCCTGCACATAGACGACGCAGGGAGCATCCGCCGATGTGGCATCGCAGTCCTCGGCGACAATGCCGGTTGCCGGATCGGTCTTGGTGAACTTGCCGGAGGTGCTGTTAAGGCCGACGATGGTGCCGCGTTTGACAACGCCCTCGCCGGAGGTCATGGTGCCGCCGCGCGAAATCGTCTCGCTCGCGACAAGCTGATCGAAATTGAAGTCTGTGGATGCAAAACTGGCAGGCACGTGTGGTTTCTCCTTCTGCCTCGCTTACGAGGCCTGTTGAATGCGCCGGGCCTTCGGCACGAACGCGAGGATCGATTGGGCTTCGGCGGCGACGGTCGAGGCGGCTGCGCCATCGGGCGCACCGGGCCCCACCACCGGATTCGGCACCTGCGCCATCGCAGTGGCCAGTGCGTCCGTTTTCTTTTCCGGTTCCTTCGGCGCTGCGGCCTGCGGTGCGGTCTTGAGCGCGGCCTTCGCCTGCTCGACGGTCATCTCGGTTTGAAACGCGAGGTGCTGCGCGAGCACCGTGCGTCCCACGGCTTCCTCCGACTGGAGGATCTGCTGAATGCGGCTGCGCTCCTCGCTCACGCTCGGGGCAGTCGGTTTCGGATCGGGAGCCGGAGCGCCCGCTGCTGGTTGGGACACGTAGGTCACCTCCTTGGAATTGAGTTCTTCGATCAAACCTTCGTAGTGGCCGATGGCGTCGGCCATCCCGGCCTTGAGCGCCTTCGCCGCCGGGAACACATCGCCCGCGCCGAACTGCTCGATCACGGTCTCGGCGCTCACGTTGCGGAACCCGGCCACCTTGTTGATGAACAGTTCCGCCGCCGCGTCGATCTGCTCCTGGATCTGCGCCCGCCCCTCGGCGGTCTGGACATCGGGACGCTTGCGCGGCGACTGGCTCGACACGATCTCGTAAGTCTTGAGGCCCTGCCGCTCCTGCGCCGCCCGGTTGTCGCGGATCGCCGCCACCACGCCGATAGAGCCGAGGAAAGCGCTCTCGTGCGCCACGATGCGCGAGGCCGCCGCCGCGAGCCAGTAGCCCGCCGAGGCCGCAAGCCCGCCCACGTAGGCCGTGATGGGCTTCTGCTGGCTCAACGAGCGGATGCGGTCGGCAAGCTCGCCGGTGCCGTCGAACTGCCCGCCGGGAGAGTTGATGTTCAGCACGATCTGCTTCACGAACGGGTTCTCGACCGCCGTCTGCAGATCCGTCGAGATGTCCTGGACCGATGCCGCGCCCGAGAACTGCGTGAACAGGTTCGCGTACCGGAAGATGGGCCCCGAGATTTCGAGCACCGCCACCGCGTCGCGTACCTCGACGTTGTATGTGTTGCCGAGCGGCCTGCCGATCCGCGCCGCCACCGCTTCCAGATCGGTCGCGTTGTGCAGCGGGTTCTGCACGATTTCGAGGATGGTTTCGAGCATGCGCCCGGTGATGGCCCAAGGCCTCTCTTCGAGCAGCGACAAAATATGCGGATGCAGTTTCATGCGGCCTCATCCTCCGTCTCGCCGTTCCCGGCGTTGTCTGCGTTCTCGCCGCCATCCGCGTTATCCGCAGCGGGCGCGGCCACGTCGACCGGCTCGGGCAGCAAATCCAGTTGGCGCTTGCGCTCCTTTTCGAGCGCCAGTTGTTCGAGCACCTCGTTCCAGTCGAGACCCTGCTCGGCGCATTCGATTTCGAGCGTCGAGACCATGTTGGTCATACGGATCTCCGCAGCCTGCGCTTCCTTCACCGGATCGATCCACCCGCGCCCCGGCCCGATCCACTTGGCCCGCGCGTAGTACATGCGGTTCTCGTAGTAATCCGGCGCTTCGACCTTGCCCGCATTGATGGCTTCTTCGAGCCAAAGCTCGTACACCGGCTGGCACCAGTAGGTCGCCACCCACACGCGCCGGTTCATGAAGAAGCGCCATGCTTCGAGCAGCGCCGCGCGAGCCGAGGAATAGTTTGTCTTCGAGAAATCCTTCAGCACGAGCTCGTAGGGAAGGCCGCACGCCGCGCCGATCTGCCGTAGGAGCGTCTCGACAAACGCGGGGAAGGTCCCCACCGGACGCGACGGCGTGTACGGGATGAGCTTGTCGCCGGGATACAACGGCACCAGTGAGCCACCCTCCAGTTGCACCCGGTACTGGTTTTTGCCCTCCAGGTACGCATTCGGATCGGTTCCGACCAGATCCGAGATCGCCGCCGCGTCCATCGGTGTCTCGATGACACCGGCGACAATCGCGTTCACGATTGCCGACTGAAGCTCGGTCCGCTGATAGGCGTCGAGCATGCGGAACTGCTCGATCACCGGCGCGAGGATCGGAGCGCCGCGATTTTGATCGACGCGCGTCTGCTCGAACACGTGGATCACGCGCTTCCGGCCCCACGAGGTTTCCGCCGGGATCTCGGTCCACGTGCCCGCCGAGCCCGTGATCACGATCCCGAGCAAGCCGAAATCCGGCGGCTGGTCCTGGATGAAGTAGGAGAGCGGTCGTCCGAAGTTGTCGATCCGGATGCCGCCGCGCAGGTTCCTGGTGGACAGAGGCGAATTGCCGGGGTTCGACAAGCGGTCGGTGTCGATCATCTGCAGGCACGTGCGCCACGGCGTTTCGGGGCGCTCCAGCCACAGCGGGAGGGAAAGCGCTTCGCCGCTCTGCAGGGCGCTGCGGAAAACCAACTGCGTGAGCCCCATGAAGTTCTGCCGGTATGAGGCATCGCAGGAGCAGGAATCCGCCCACGTTTTCCACTGGCTTTCCACGTTGCGCGACCAGTCCTCGGCCCACGCGATGTCGCGCCCGAGCGCCCGGTAATCCGGCGCAGCCGCGAGCCGCAGGCCGATGCCGATCACGTTGTCCTGCAAGGCTTGGAAGCTGCCCGCCGCCACGCCGTTATTGCGGTCTAAGTCGCGCGAACGAGCTACTAAGTCGCCTAACTCCGGGAGTAAGTCGGCATCCGCAGGCGATAACCTCGGATTCCAATTACTAAGTTGTTTGCGCCGGTGGGATGCGCCCGTATAAGCAGTGTCGTTATTGGAGCACTGCGCACGCGGGCGCACCCGGCAGTTCAGCGGCTCGGCGGGAAGTGTGGCGCTCATAGGGTTGTCCTTGGAGGCGGTACCCAGATCGGAATCCGCGCCCGGGGGCCGGGTCTGATTGGTGCTTCCTGATGCCGTTCGGTCATCCCGGCCAGCGGGTGCGGACTCCGCTTCCTCATGCTCACGGCAGGCGTGTCCGCGATCCCTTGCGCGGCGCTTGCCTGCACGGGAATGAACGCGAGCCGTCTTTGCTTACGCCCGAGGAGCGGGCCCTGCTCGATGCAGCCGCAGTTGGGTATGTTCACGGGGTTAGCTAGCATCCCGTTCCTCTCTACACCAGGAGCCCCAGCCGTATTCACGAAACTGAGGCCCCGCCGGAGTTTCACCGGCGTCTCCCGTCTCATGGGCAGGCCTCGATGCTCAAGATCCGGCGTCGCGGATAGTTGGTGTTGCCGTTGGCGAGGGCGCACTGGCGCTCCAAGCCGTCGATCAGGCGCTGCAGATCGCCGATGGACCCCTCGCTGAACTCCACGCGCCCGAGCGACGGGGTTTCGATTACCGTGGTCTGCCCCGCCGCGAGCAGGTACTGCGCCTGCTTCGCCATCTGCAGCAGCGTGCAGGGATCGTCTATCGGTACATTGGCTCGCGGTCGAATAACGTTCGGCATATCTACTCCAGAAACGAATCTCCGGCCTTGAAGCTCGTGAACTTCGGCACCGGCGACTTCTCGCGCGATTCGACGCCGGTCTTTTTGGCCGAGGCCGGTTTCATCACCGGCGGTTCGTTTAGGGTGAGCGTCTTCTCAAGCTCATTCCAACGCGCCGGTGTATAGGCCTCGATCCGCAGCGACGCCGCCGCCGCACGCGCGTAGATCCGGCAGTCGAGGGCCTCATTGCGGTCGCGGATCTTTTCCCACGAGGTGCGCCGGTAACCGGCTACCAGCTTCGATACCAGTTGCTCGGCGCACAACTGCTCGAAGTATTCTTTCGAGTACTGCGGGAAGTGGCAGAAGCCCACCGGCCAGGACTCGCCCTTCTCGTGATCCGGCACCGAGGTGCGCAGCCACCGGTACAACTCCTCTTTGCCGATGGCGCTATTGACCGGCCACAAGCGGACGCCATAGCGCAGGGCCCGCCCCTGCGGACCGTGCTCGATCAGCGAGGGCGCGGCCACGAACGACGCGGTGCGCACGTCGCCCTTGATGCCCATCACCCGCTGCGGAGACATCTTCCGCACGAAGTCGTACACCGCCAAGGTATTGAAGCCGGTGTCTACGGCCAGCTTGGCGATGCGCACCGGCTGGCCGTACACCGTGGGGAAGTCCTCATCGAGCAATTCCGCGAGCTTGTCGTAGACTTGGGGCTGCGAGGTGTCGCCCTCGATGACGCGGTAATCGACGGACCACGATTGTTTATCGCGGCCCCAAGCTACAACCTCCACCTCGATCCGGCGCACCTGCACATCCGCGCCCGCCGTCAGGATCAGCCCGCCCTTGGGAACGATGCCGATCTGATAGCTTTCGCGGCGCTCGTACAAGCGGTCCACATCGGGAACTTCGCCCTCATCCTGCCAAGGCCGACCGAGGATCGTGTTGCAAAAAACCTGCCGCTTCTCGGGGTCCTTACCGGCCTGATCGTGCTTCCGCGCGACCTGCTCCCAGGAGAGCCACCCGACCGGCGAGTACAGGCTGTTCAGTTGAAACCCGCGCATCCTGGCGTCGCCCTTTGCCGTCGCCCGCCACTGGCCGCGCGGCAGGATCGTGTTCTTCGCGTGGTCGGGCATGCCACGGCCGCAGGATTCACAGTGGTAGAGCGCCGTCTCGGGCTCACCCCTCTTCCACACCAGTTGCTCGATGCGCAGCGTCTGCATGCGCCCGCAGTAGATGCACGGCACGAAGTAGAAGCACTGGTCGGTCAGGCTGAAATAGTTCTCGATACGGGAGCGCCCCTGCAGCGTCGGCGTCGAGGTGATGAAAATCTTGCGGCGGGCGAAGTTGTTGGTGCGCGTGATCGCCAGATCGCACGGCTCGCCCTCGCCATCGACATCGCCCAGGAAGCCGTCCACTTCATCCAGGAACAGATACCGGCACGGCATCGAGCGCAGGCCTTTGGCAGAGTTCGCGCCGGTCATCACCAGGATGCCGCCGGGGAACTCTTTGGCGAGCACGGTATTGCCGCCGTCGCGCGACCGCGCCTCGCGCACGAGCGAGCGCAGCGCAGGGCAGTCCTCGATCAGCGGGCCGATCCGCTGTTTCGAGTTGCGCTTCGCCATGTCCGTGGTCGGCTGGACCATGAGCATCGGACCCGGCGCGAGGTGGATGTTATAGCCGACCCAGTTGTTCCCGCATTCGGTCTTACCGATCTGCGCTCCGGCCATGAAGATCACGAACTCGGTGCGGTCCGAGGGCGAGAGCGCATCCATGATCCCCTTGAGGTATGGGGTCCTCGACGTGCGCCAGTTGCCGGGTTCGGGCGAGCTTCTGGTCGTCAGGATGCGGTGCTGGTCGCTCCACTCGCTCACCAGGAGCATCGGATCGGGCTTGGAGCCGCGCCGCGCGGCCTCGGTGTAAATCTCTTCGGCGGTAAGCAGGGAGATCATGCGGCGTCCCGCTTTTCCATGAAGTCGTCGAGCGTCTGCCGGATCTCGCTCAGCAGCAGATCGTGAATCACCGCCGCGTTGGTCTCGGTCGCGAGTTGCGAGGCGATGCGGTTGGGTATGTTGAGCATCGCATCCCGATACACGCGATAAGTGCGGAACGCCGACTCTTCGACCGACTTACGCTCGACTAACACGCCCTTCTTGACTTCCATCTCCAGCCGTTTAATCTCGGCCTCGTAAAACTCCTTGGAAGCTCGCGATTCCGAGTAAGTGGGGTTGTGTCTCTCAAGCGGCGCGTCGCTGTGCGCCTGCGTCTCGATCACCGGCGCTGCGGCCTTCGCCTTCGCCGCCCACGTCGCCGCCGCCGCCTTGCCCGAGCGGGCGTTCGACTCGACCGTGCGCGGCTTCGCCCATTCGCCGCGCTTGCGCGTGTTGTTCTTCCAGTCGATGTCGGCTTGCTCGGGATCGATCAGGCCGTCCGCGCCGCGCGTGATGCGCCCGCTCTTGGCTGCGGCCAGGACGGCTTGCAGCGTGCATCCTCGGCGCTTGGCGTATTCGGTTGGACTGAGGCGACTCATCGACGGCTCGTGGTAAACTGAAACCGTCAAAATCGAGTCAACTTAAAGCCGGTCGCCAGTGACCGGCTTTTTTTGTGGGATAAATCCTACGGTTGCAGCCGATTATGCGGCACACTCGGCTGTGGTGTCAATCCCACAGTGAAATTGACCCGCGCCTTCCGATTTCCACGGAACTTCACCCACGCTTTTCCACAGCCCGTTCAAAACTCCGTATCTTATAGAAAATAGGTCACTTATACGTCAGATACTAGGCAAGCGGTGCGGGCGGCCTGCCCGCCGGGCGCGGATCGCCGCGAAGGACCCGCAACCCGTTTAGTTTCATTGGTTTGCGGACAGTCGGCATTTTCCGAAAAAAGTCAAGGGCCTATGGGATAAATTTCCGGTTACTGGGCGGCTACTCCGTGCCCACCAAGTCGAGGGATAAATACAAGGCTTCATGGTGTGACGCGTGGGTGAAATGTGCGCCATCCCATTGACGGCACACGAGCATCACAGAGCATCGGGCCCGAGGTGCCGATACCGCCGACATGGGCCCGAGGTGCGCTGGGATCGCGCGGGTTTTCCTGCTTACCTGGTGGCGTGGGGTTAGTAAGTCCGGGTGCGCTCTATCGCGCGATGAGTTGGTTAGATGGCTGGTTTCTGGCGCATTGCGGGCCCGTCTATTGCGACGTTGGCCCATGGTCCGATTGACGGGCCCGAGGTGCGCACCAAACGGCAACGGGCCCGGTAAAGCCTACATTGTCGGCGATACCGGGCCCGCTATTGAATCGGATTGGAGGTGGAGTTAGTCGGAGGTGCGCACCTCACGTGACATCGCTTCTAGCGCCAATTCGGCTTCAATCACTCGCCGATAGTCGGCGGTTGGTCCACAGATACCGCCTAGCGATGTGAGGTGCTCGCGATCATCATTGATAAGCTCGCACACGAGCACCTCGTGAGGTGTCCCAGTAGAGCATGCGCACTCTTCAGAACCGCAATCACAACCGATGCATCCGTCAATATCGTAGGACCATTCGAACGCCCAATCCTGCTCCCAAGCGTACCGTTCAGCGCTTGCCATTGCAGTAGCACACCGGGCCCGTCCTTCCATCTCCGACTCCTGTTCGGGATTCCAGCTATAGCCCGCGTGATCAAAAAAGAACTGTTCTTTTCGCGTCAGAGGAAACATTAGAGCGCACCTCCGAGGGAAAGTCTTTTCGCCGTGGCGATAGCTTGGGTCCGAGTGAATGAGTGGAACGGGCCCATAGTGGCAATCCTTCCGGAATCCGGGTTGAATTGCCGAACGGTATACGCTCGGACTCCCGACGGGTTGCACTCAGAGGTAATGAAGAAAATACCGCCGACACCCTGATAGACGGTATCGCCGACACGGGAACGGAAAAACCGCAAGGTGTCATGATCAAAAAAGTGATACCCCGCGCGATAGTTCGCGCGTCGGATATCGTCCATGGTGAAGATAGGTGCCATTTAGCGAGCACCTCCGTTCGGACCACAGAGCCCCGCTACATAGTCAAGCCAACGCTCGGAGTTGAAACGCGGATTCTGTTCTTTGCAGAATCTGGCCAACACGAGAATGTGGTACTCACTGAAGGGAACGCCAGACGCCTTGATAGCATCGGCCAATGCGATGAAATGACGTTTGGACATTACAGCGCACCTCCGGAAAGAACGTACGCCGTACCTTGCTTGTGAATCTCGCGAATGATGGCTCGCTCCATAGCAGCCTGTTTCGCTGCTATCTCGGGCCAATGTTTGTTGGGCTCCAATCCGCGCGAAACCATTTCCTCAACGTCCAAGTACATGGAATCGCCTTGCTCGTTGACCCAATAAACGTTGGCGTAATTAGCCATTTCCCACGCAATCGAGTTAGCGAAATCATCGGTGATCCAATCGGTATCTTCGAGCATTTCCTGAACGATGCTGTACTGCGATGCGGAACAATCAAAGTACTGCGCGTGGAAGTACTTGCTTAGTTCGGTCTTAAACTCACTCCGCGCGTAGTCTTCCCAAGCTTCGTTTTGCGCTTCTAGCTCCATTTCGGAATGGTCTGATTCATCGGCCAGTGGGTAATCTTCCAGCCCGTAAATGGTCTCTAGAATCGATTCCAGCCATCCGTCGGTATCTTCGTTGCCAGTAGCGACCAATGCGCCAACGCGAATCGCAAGCGCAAACGTACCGTGTCCTCCGGTATAGGTGATGTAATCGCGGTTTTCTTCTAGTTCAGCAGATTCGACCAGCCCTAGAATCACGCGGTAATTCGACTGCTCCACGAGATCACCGCTGTAGTCTGATCCCGATGCGTAATCGACCACAAAAAACGAATCGGCGGTAATGGTTTCGCTTGCTCGCAATTCGTGCCAACGTCCGTATTCCGTGTCCCACGCGATAGGTGCATTGGGGTCTGCTTCGATACGCTCATACCGCTGTGTCTCATAGTTATAGGCGTCGCGCGTGCGGAATCGCCGTTCACTGGATTGCCACGATTCCTCGGGAGTGATGAATCGTAAATGATGGCATCCGTCCAATCCACTGATCAAAGTTTCTAAGGTGTCAAAGTCGAGTCTTTTCATATTGGTTAGTTCCTTGGTTTTTGGTTACTGCTCAATTACTGCTTTGAACACATCCGAGGTGCCGTCAAACGTGTGCTCTACGAGCGTTTCCAGCGCGTCTCGAAATTCCTCATAGGCGTAATCCTTGAATCCGTTCCTATCAGGCCCGTTGATTCGCAGAGTGAAGCCGAACACGAGAGACGGCTTGACGGTTACCGTGTGCTCCGTCCATCCGTCATACATCCCGGATTCGTGCATGTGGTGATAGCTGGTTTCGAGATACAGCACGTCGGCGGTACTGCGTGCGATGTCTACCTTGGTTCCGGAATCGAAACCAGAACCGCTCGGTAGAAACTCCCGTGCTAGCTTCCGGATTGTGTCGGAATGACGCTCGGACCATTCCTTATTTCCGTTTTTCTCGCATCGTTTATAGGCGTCAATTGCGGACGCCAAATGTACGTATAGCTTTCGAGTCAATTTGCTTTCCTTCCCTTCATTACATGGTTTACGTGAAACATATATTCAAAGTACCGCTATCGCAATGAACCTACAAGTTAGTTCGATACTTTCGTGGGATAAATCCCGCAACACGGGATAAACCTATCGCCTATGGCATACGCCGTCGGCGCATAGTGCGAGTAGGGAACTAACCCGGAAAACCGGGCCCGAGGTGCTCCGATGTCGGCGCAAGTCGGCGCATATCGCCCGAGGTGCGCGTGTGTCGGCGGTATCTCTCCCAGTTCGGACCAATCCAGCTATCGCGCGTTTAGATTCAACGGGTTGACCCTACCGCGTTGAAAATGAGTGGCTTATCGCTCGGCTGCTAAAGCCATTCTTTTCATCGGCTTGGCGCGGGTGAAATCCAGAGGGGTGAAAGGCGGGGTGAAATCTGGATTTCACCCCAAAACCTGTGGAGAAACCGGATTTCGCCTAATAGCAGATGCCCGTACTCGGTAACCACCCCCAAGCCTTCCGAACCGGTGCGTAGGCCCCGGCGATTCCGCCTAAGTGCCCGTACTCGGTAACCACCCCCATGAGTTGCGGGGCAGCGGCCCGCCGTAGCGCCCTGCGATCCGATCAGGATTCCGCCGCTATTTATCGCCCCTGCAGGTAGAACGCAGAAGCGTGACGGGGTGAAATATCCGGCTTGCGATTTATCTAGCTTGTAGACTGAAGACATGACACAAACGAAGCGCCAGAAGAAGGCGCAGATCACATCGATGCTGCGGTTCGCCGCAGAGTTCAAGGTCAAGCTCGATTGCGGCCACAGCTTCGAGTGCTCGGCCCGCGTGGTGGACGATGAGCAGTTGTTTATCGGGAAGCGCGTCGCCTGCAAGGAATGCAACGAGGTGGCCGATGCCTAGACTCCCACGCAAACGCGGCAACCCGCCGCAGATGATGAAGTGCAAGCTGTGCGCGTTCACCGGCAACATGACCGAGATGCGCCACCATGAGCCGCCGTGCCGACGGGAGAAACTGCTCTACGTCGGCGCGAAGTTTACCGTGCGGTTGAACAACCGGTTCGTGCCGGTCGAGATCGCGGAGTTCGAGACCGGCAGCACCGAGGGCCCGATCCGCTGTACGAACCTCGCCACCGGGCGCTCGATCCGGCTGAAGAGTTATCGCCGGTTCCGCGAGTGGATGAAGAAGGCCAACGTGCGCTATTCGAGGGCTGGCCAATGAGCACCGGCAAAGCGATTCTCACGCTGGCCATCGCCGGTGGCCTCAGTTGGTATTTCTACGGCGGCGTCCGCCGACTCGCCGACGACATGGAGCGGCAGAGCTACTTGGAGATGGCGAAAAAGTCCAGCGACCGCTATGCGATGGCGCAGCGGATGGAGGATTGGCCGACGATGTGCGCCGAAGCCAAGGCCTCGCAGCAAATCTGGCTGCAGGCTGGCCGCGAGGAAGAGTACCGGACTTGGACGAAGTTGGGGGAAGTCGCCTGCTCCATCGCGACGATGCCGCGCTAGCCTTCCGCTCCTTCGGTGTCGAGCGCGATCTTTTCTGCTCCGTTCCATCTTTTTCACGGCTTCCCCAGATACTCGTACATGGCCATCTCTAATCCCGAGTCGTCGGTGATCCGCCCGTCGGGTAAGCGGGTGGCGAAGAAGGTCACCTTGATTTCTCCGGCGTGGAACGTCACGAAGTGCTCGGTGACGTGGACCACCCACAGCGTCGCCAAGGCGCGGCCCTCTTTCTGCAGGACCACGATCACCGGCGGCTTGAGATCCTCGACGCGAAGCTCGCGCCCGATCTCGGGATGATCGGGGCGGATCATTTCAACTCCCGGATCAACCGCGCCACGATCCAACGCCGCCGCACCGGGTCCTTCCAATCCGGCGAGCGCCGGTAGCTGTGGTCCTGGATGCGCTCGTACTCGGTGTACGTGCCTTCCCTGCCGATGCTCCAGACCGGTTCGCCCGAATACTCGCCGACAATGGCGGGCCCTGTGTAGATCCCGTGGTTCGGGCGCTCCATCTGACGCACGGCGAAGTCGCCGAAGCAGCCGTCGCCGGTCACGATGAGATGCCCGTTCCATTGGCTCTGGCGCATCGGTCCCATGCTGAAGCCGACGCCGACCGAGTAGGAGCCGTCCACCGGCAACCACTCCTGCACGTCGCCGATGTCCGTGAAATGCTCGCGCACGTGTGAGTGGAAAGCCTCGTTGTAGGTGACGGCGCGGACCGGCACCGGCGCGGCGTCGATGCCAAAGTACCCGGCGACTTCGAGCGCGATCCGCTCACTTGGTATCCCGCGCCGATTCCCGCCGGGAATACACCGTTCGATGCGCGCACCGGGGCCGCGCTGCCCGATCCAAAACCGACGGGCGCGATTCGCCGCTTGCCCGACGGCAAGCCG